ATTGTACCGATAAATCTACCTTTACCATTTGCCTCATCTTTATAGTTAAAGTGATATATTGGAATGCCCATTGCAGACTCACCTACTAGTTCTATATCATATTTTAAGCGTCTCTCAGATTTAGCTCGATTCTCTTCCTGTGCTAAACCTTTTTCATATTGCTTAAAATTTTTCGAATATTCGAAAGCTCGATCAATTGCAGCAGCTACAGCTGTAGCAATAGCTTCTTTAGTATTATTTTTATCAAACGCTGTTGTAATTGCAGCTGCAATTTCACTACCTACTGTTGATATATCGCCTCCGCTTTGAATGGTTTTTTGTCCTTTATCAACAATAATTCGACCTGTATCGACGAACCCGGCAAATGCGGTGTTTTGTGGTTCTAATATTTCTGCAACGTTTTTTGGACCTAATACTGCAGAAATAGTATTCGTTAAAGTTGTTATTGCATTTTCTAAACGCTGTTCTTGTGTACGCGTATCCAATGTTGCTGCCAAATCATCAAACGACTTAATGATTTCAGTTTGTGTTCCTCGTAGTTTATCATCATTTTTAATAGTATCTTCTAGTGCCTTTCTTGCTCGATCTCCCTCTTCCCCTTTTAAAGCAGCTAATTCTTCAATTGAAGAAACTTTAAATTCTCCTAATAATTCATTTAGTTTTGGAGTAGGTATCCTAGCAGTTTCTTCTAATAATTTGTTACGAGCTAGTATTGTTTCGCCTTGTTGAGCTACTGCTTCGGTACTAGTACCGATCGCTTTTGCAAATACCTCCATTGCTATCGGATTTCCTTTGAGAGCTTCATAATTTTGTTCAATTAAATCTTTTTGTATCTCTGCTACCCGAGTTAAATCGCCTGTAAATGCAGCTACACGCAATTCATTAGTTTGTTGTGATATATTTTGGCCTGTTAGTAGTTGAAATTCCATTTCAGCACCAATTTGACTTTCTACATCTAACATGTTTTTTGAAGACTGAGCTACCTGGTCTAATGTCGTTCCCATTCGATTCGCTTGTAATGCAGCCTTTGCTAATTCGTCTGCACTACCCCTAAATGTCATTCTAGTAACTGCAGAAGTTGCTCCTACTGCATCTAACATATCTCTAAGTACACCTGTTTGTCCTGTAGCTACTTCAATAGTAGATGCAGTTTTAGTTAATTCGTCAAATACTCCTTTAGCTGATTCTCCGTTAGCTAATAAAAATGAATTAAATGCTGCAGCATTTGCTGATTGTACACCTAACATTTCAGTAGCTTTTGTTTGTGTTGTTAATATATCATTAGTTAAAACACTTTCTTGTGCAAATAATGCTAACGTTCCAGGCAATAATTGATTTAATGTCGCAGCAGATTGTACAAACTGTTGATTTGTTATTAAAAGTTCACCACTTTTTTTTGATATTTTTTCAAAATTTTGAAAGAATTGTGCAGAAATTGTTGTACTAGTACCTAATTGACTATTAAGAGCTTCAATTGGCTTGATGGTACGATTTAACTTTTCTTCTAATTTTTTTGCAGCTTCTCCTAACGCGTCTACTGCTGTAGTTCCGAATAATCCGGTCAGCTGCGCCATTAATGATGAAGCTATACCAAAAATCTCATTCTCGCTAGTATCAGGCCTACCTGGCTCTTGTCCTACTTTAGGTAATGAACGTAAATATTGTATGTTATGAGTCTTGATCATTCCGTTCTCTATTTATTATAAATATTTAGAACGGAGGTTTTATACCTGTTTCTTTCGCTTGATTACTAGTTGGTGCGGAATTTTGTTTGTTGGATTGCATTTCTATTAGTTGTTTACTATAAAATCTGCGTAGCCAAACTGGCCAATTATATACAGTATTCCAGTCCCACCGGCCTTCACCAGCCCAAACTAAACTAAATATTTCTCGATGTATTTCTTTTTTAAACTCAGGATTCGGGATAAAAAAAGTCTGATCCAACCGGAAACCCTCTTCGGAAGACGCCTCCGTCTTCGTCTTCAAATTCATATGTTAAATCCATTGCGGGTAGATTGTCAGTAATATATTTTCGTATTTTTTTACTGTGTACTGCTAACATGTTATATTGAAGATACTCTTTGATCTTTTCTCGATTCATTTCTCCATTTAGTGATATGATGCTTTCAGTTAAAAATTGAAACAACGGCTTATCTGTTGTCATTATTTTTGCTTGTTCTTGTATTGTTAAGAATTTAAACTGAATTTCATATTGATCATCTTTATATGTACATAATCCATTAGCATCTGCTTGTAATAAAGATTTTTTTAAATCTAATTTTGTTAAATCAATTGAAAATTCAATTTCTTTTTCAGATGGTGTTGTAATCTTTGCTTTATACATCTTTCCATAACTCAATATGCGAGCAGCAATAATCATTGCATCTTTATCACAATTTAAGATATCTTCAAACTTAATGCCGGGTGTTACAATCAATTCTTGCAACAGTTTATCAATAACAACCCCGTTGCGAATATATGATGCATTGGTTAGAATGTCTTCATCATATGCAGTCATGTAACGCATTTCAATTTTGCCGCTTCGAAGTGGATGATCCTTTGGATAAAATTTTCCTTCAGATGGTAAATCTACTATTTCTGTTGGTACCGAACTGGTTTTCTTTGCTGAATATTCTGCTAATGCTTGAGCTTTTGCTTGCTCAATTGGGTCTGAAGCATATTTTTCTGTAACTCGTGCCATTTATCTCCTAATAACTTTATTATAAATATTGCGAACAGTAAAAATGGGAGCCGTATAGACTCCCAAATTTAAATATATCTTAGTAATTTAATACTGCGTAATCAAAACTAATTGTGAGCTGAATCTCAACATTTGCCTCTTGCGCCCAATCCATTGAACCCCAATTTGCTGAATTCACATAAGCTCCTTTGATGATCCACTCTTCAATTTTATCACCTACTGGACCTAATGCGTGAAATTTAAGATCTTTCTTGTATTGATCTGCATATCCATCTCTACCTGTTACAGACTCATGTCCTAAACGAATCCATTCAATAACAGCTTGTGCTCCTGATGGTACAATTGGATCATAAAGTGTAATGTTAAGATCTTGCCAACGTGTCTTTCCTTTAAGTTTTCTTTCCACGTTGATATGATCAATAACAACCTGTCCGTTGTTAACTGAAGGTCTATCAACTGCTTTTATAATGTATGAAGGAATATCATCAATATACATGAAGAAACGATTCTGTAGTTTTGGTTCCCAATCTTTGAAAAAGATTTCTTCATTAGTTAAGATATCTGCCATTTGTATTTCTCCTCAATTTATTATAAATATGATTAACAGTAAAAAAGGTAGAGCCGAAACCCTACCTTTTATTACGTTATTCAACTACTATTCTGGGAAAGATGCTCCCGTTGGTTGAATATTGAAGTCTAACACAATAAATTCAGCCGTTCTTGTAGGTTGAAGGAATAATTGTCCATACAATATATTCTGATCAATCAAGTCCGGTGTATTATTTGTTTCATCCATAATAACTCGGAATGCATACAAACCTTGTTGTTGTTTAACTCTTTCAAGATATGGATTCACAATGTTTAAGAATCTATTTCTAGTAGCAGCAGTATTTTGTTCGAATACTAAATATCTTGTTGAAGAAGCAATAAACTTCTTAACCGTGATAAGCAATCTTCTTACATTTACTCTGTCTAATGCAGATGGACGTGATTGAAGCGTCTTTTGTCCCCAAATGCAAATACCTTGTCCTGGGAATGTTGCAATTGGATTTGTTCTTGCTTCATACAATGTATCTCGTTCTGCTTGTGTCAATCTTGAATAAACATCAATGGCTTGTGTCAATCCACCTCTGTTCAACCCAGCTGGAGCATACCATGGTGCAGCTACTGTATCATTGAAACTTAATACTCCTGGTACAACTACTGATGGGGGAACAAATATTGGAATATTTCTACTTGTATCAATAATTCTTACCCATGGATAATAAGTAGCAGTATAATTCGAGTCAATACTATTCACAGTATTAGTAACTGTTGCAATACTATCAGTCAATGCATTTGAATCCATTACATAGAATGTATCTTGTCGATCTTCTGCCAATGTTCTGGCCGCAGTGGTTACTGAGGGGTGTAAAGAGTGAATTATACCTGGTGTTATCAACATATTAATATCATATACATCTGTATTTGACAGTGCGGCAAACGCTTTCTTATAAGCCGTAGTACCTGTTGTTGATGCCCCAGAGCAATCAAATCCAAACGCGTTATTAGCAGTAATATTGCCGCCCTTTAATTTAGGTAGGTTAGGTCTTGCACCATCAAATCCACCCTGCAATGGTACAATAAACTTACGTGTATTGATGCTAACATTGGTTGTAAATGAAGATGTGTTTGCTGTTAATGCAGCTTCCAATGATCCACTATATGCAGTAGCCAAACTAGGGAAGCCAGCTTCTGATGCTTGTGATACATCACCTAGATAGAAGTCTGCATTGCTACCTGTAGTTGCTCCTGTTGTTGGTATTGGAGCTAAATAGTTCAAGTTATGCGTATCAGTAAAATCAAAACCATGATAATTCTTGTTGCTAAATTGTGAGCTTACAGTCTGCGATGTTACAAATGAAGCAGCTTCTAAATTAACAGATCCAGAAATATTTGGAATTGGAGATGATAATGAACGGAAACCAAATGGAATCAACGTTTTGTCATTTGTACGATCTTTAACGCCGGCATCTGCTTCTACTCTAATATATTGTGAAATATTTGGATAATCGCCATTCACAAATACTTTTCCATTAGCATCAGTTGTTTGATATTGATCGCCAATTACTCTTGCAACATAGCGTGGTGATAAAGGATCTAAATTAACATTAGTATATGATTCAACAATTTCTGGACGAGCATCGGTATCATCTGAAGAATACGGTGAATTTGTAATGTTATTAGTATTCACTCTTCTTACTTCAACTGTAAATGTACCAAACCCATTTGGGTCTGCAACTTCTGATGCAGGACGTACATCTCTAATACCAACTTTAACTTCGTGGTTTGTAGATGTTCCATGAGATAATGTATGGAACTTGATCAAGTTTTTTGCATTGCCGGAAATCTTTTGAGATGTAATCCATGGCGTTGCAGCAGTCTGATAGTCTTGCTCTACTTCAAATGTAGACGCTTTAACTAATTTAACTGTTACATCACCCAAATTATTGAATAATGCAGATGCTCCTGTATTTTCATAAATTACATATGCTGGATATGAATTTGTTTTTGCATC